CTGACAAACCTGTAACGATAAATATTAATAGTGTTGCTATGTATAGTGAAGCAGAGGATTCTGTTAAAATGAAATACTTAGAAGCAACAACTGGAATTCAAGTTCCAGAAAAGAAAATCTTAGTAGGGTAATTTATGGCAAAGATAAGTCGTGTCGGAGATGCTAATGAAACTGGTGGTAAAATTACCGGTGGTGCTGGCACGGTCTTTGCCAATGGTAAGAAAGTAGGACAATTAGGTAATACCCTCACTCCACATGCTCCTTTCGGTAGACCCCATCCGCCACATAAAGATGCTACTATAACAACAGCTAGTTCTACTGTCTATGCGGACGGTAAACCTGTTGCTAAAGTTGGCTCAGGAAACAGTTGCGGTCATAGCATAGTAGAAGGAAGTCCAAACGTAAACGTCCCATGAGTTATACCCCGTTAAATTTAAATGTTGTTGGATCATTCACTCAAAACACTGGACTTAAAATAAACGGGTCTAGTGCAGCCATTATGGGTTCTAGCACGAGCCTAAGCAACTACACAGTCGGAACTCTTATCTCTGGCACATGTTTAAATCAACTAACGTCAGCAATTCGCTTAGGATACACATTATTACAAGCATCTAGTATTACTAATACCCAATACAATAATTTGATTGCAATTGGTGCCGGCGTTATCCCTGCATTAGGTAATAGTAAACCAACAACATACACTAGAACATATACAGGTGAACTTACTAGCTACGGGTTCTTAAGACTAGTACCCCTACAAGCATATAGAGAGTTTTATCTGAATAATGGGTCATACAAAGACTTTGTAAGTACATTCACTACCTGTGCTTCAAGCGTAACTCAGCATAACGAATTAATCAAAGCATTATCGGCTGCACCTACATTCTTAGATGGTACATACAGTAATATGAATGATTTGATTACCAGTGATATCACTGGAGTCAGTATCAGCACATTATATTGGGGTCAAGACTTGATTAAGTCAGGACGTGCAATAGATTTACAAAGCATATCAACATTTGGTAACCCAGATAATCTATTACGAACACTCTATGTTAATAAGGCAATTTCTAAAGCTCTCAACTTAGCATTGCTTGCAGCCGGTCTAACAGCAACAGAACTAACTAATATATACAGCGGAACTCCAGCTAACCCAGATCAGCAAAGATTGATATACGCATCATTCTGTCTCATACTAGCACAGGATTTAACTGACGTTTTGATTCCATTAAATTGTCAAACAGAAAATTTAGAATCATTAGCAGATTTACTAGATCCTCGTAAGTTATTCCCTACTAGCTATCAAACACTAACTGTTCCTAAATACAACGGAACACCCGGACCTACAAACAGTAAAACTTACTATTTGATATACAAAAATGGTTCAGTCAATAAAGACGAATCATTGGGATTTGGTGATAGATTAAAAGACATAATCCCATCAGATTTAGCATTTGTTTGTGACGCATTTAGTAACAGCATGATGCAAATTACAAATATTCAGAATATGAATATTGAAAAGTTTAGCCAAGTAGTTACCAATCTTGAAACTACTAGTGGATTGGGAGTCAACGGTACAAGCACTCCTACAAATAAAGCATTAGCTACTGCAGGATTAAACGCATTTGGATTGGGTTCAAATAGTGATGGCACATACAATATGTGTGACTGTTTCGGAAGTATGACAGACTTGCACTATAATTGGGCAGAAATACAAAAATTAATAACAAGTATCCAAACCCCAGCACTCGTAAGTATCTATACATCCATATATAATTTACTAGCTGGGGCTGGACCATACACATCGTTAGATACACTGATCGGTAACGCAAACACAGAAATATCTAATATATTAAGTAGCAAACCTACAGTAGCGGCAGCACTAAACACATTATACAATCAGTTTGGAACATATTTAACCAAAGAACAAAACGCAAGAGATTTGTTCTTAGGGGACACAACAGAGTTAGTTAGTACAAATTCAATGATAGCAAGTTTTATAACAAACGTTACAGAATTTGCATCAAAGACAGAATCAAAAGGACCTGCCTTAGTCCTTGAAAGCATTTCAGATACAACAACTATAGGAGGAAATAGTTTAATAGGATCGATGCGTGAGGCAAGAAACGCAACCAGACTTGGGTATACCGGAGGGGTGTTGAATAACGAAGTAAACAACGACCCTCTTGTATTACCTGTAGCTACCGGAACAAAGTCCATTTACAATGTCCCGATAATTACAGGTGCAGCAGTTGTTCCAGGAAGCCTAGCGGGTAGCCCTGAAACAACTTTAATACCACCGAACTTATCTATATTCGGCACACGAACCGCGGTGGTAGATCCAGTAGCAGCAGTACAAGAAGTTATAACTTGTAACTGTGATTGCTGGGATAATACATGATTATCTAATCATCAAAATTCCATAAGGAGTCAATTATGAGATACTTTAACATTGTTAAAATGTTATTGTTGTTGCCAATAATTGTTTTTGTAGTGACAATGTCCTACGATAAGCCGCAACAACAAAAACCAGTACCAGTAGAACCTGTCACTACTGTTACTGAACAAAAAGTAGTTGATACTAAACAACTACAATGCCTAGCTGATAATATCTATTTTGAAGCGGGCGGAGAACCTATCGAAGGTCAAGCAGCAGTAGCACGTGTGGTTTTAAACCGCATTAATCATGGATATGGCAATACTCCTTGCAAAGTAGTATATCAAGCTAATCATATCCAACAAATCAATGAAGAAACAGACGAATCATTTTGGATAAAAGTCTGTCAATTTTCTTGGGTTTGTGAGGGCAAAAAAGACCCAAACCGTAAATCAGCTAGATACCAAACTAGTTTACAAGTAGCCAAAGAAGTGCTAGTATATGATATGCACAAAGAAGTCATACCCGCAACGGTATTATTCTTTCATAACCTATCAGTACAGCCCAGCATAACTTATGGATTTGTTAAACGTATAGGAAACCATATCTTTTACAGTAAGCCAAGGAAGAAAAAGAGATGAACAGAAGTCCGGATAGAGGAAAATTTCAATCTCAATCCATGGGCAAAGACAGACTGTCTGAGTTGTTTAAGAGTATGAGGGAACAACAGATAGAACTAGAAGAAACTGAAGAATGGAAGAAAGATAACTTGGAATACGATTTGCGTACAAATCCAATTATCATTGAAAAGTGTCAGGACGTTGTATACGCCCAACATATCTATGCGGCCTTATGTAACAATCAGTTTCAGAAAAATGAAGTGTTCCCTATACTGTCTGAGCAAACATGGAGTTGTAGCTGGCGTAGTGCTGGTGGCATAGTCGCAGATATCAGACAAGAGGGTGATTATATTGATTGGTATTGTTCTGGTATCCGAGGTTCAGATGAGATTACTGAACATGAGTTCAATGAACTTACAGAGGATCAAAAAGAATATTATCTACAAACAAAGGCTTTTGTCCCCGAATCAACTGTAACAGACGAAGTTCGTAAGGATTTATTTAATTTGGGCTGGATAGTGAAAGATTAAACCCATCTTTCATATTTGTTCAAATTAGCTAAAAACGCATCGACATTTAATTTCCAAAATGTCTGTGAATGTCCTCGGTATTCTGTCACACATTCTTTAGATAATATTCCTATCTTTTCCATCTCCGGACAAAATAGATTGTGAACCAATCTCTGTGAAGCAACATGACTATCATTGCTACTGATATATAAATCTTTATCTCTACCGCACCATTCAATTAAGTGTGGTATATAAAGTTGCGGAGTAATATGCTGAAACTCATGGATCATTCTTTTCTTAGTTAGTAATCCAGTGACAGGTCTATGTTCAGTTAGCATACAGGTCCTAGCACATATTCTGTATGCGTTCGGTCCTAATATATCTAATGTATGGGCAGCGACACTCCCACATGCTATCTCATCTTTATATAAGACAAAGACTCCCCATCTTCTTTCATTTTTAAAGCAGTCAACCATTACTTTTTGGTTCTTATTATTATCAAAACCGCGTCTACCTGCTTCTTTGTAAAAATCAGTTAAATCTAACTCAGTAGACCATTCAACTAACTTAAAGGGCACGTAGACATTCCTCTATGAAATCGTCAGGGTAATTACTACGGAAACTCTCAAACGCAAGACGTTGAAAATCACGTAGGGGAGTAGGTTTACTATAATCAATATTCATTTTTTCTTTATAGGGCAACAATAACTCCCTACGCATTACGCTAATATGGCTCATAACGTCATCAATGATGATTGTTTCTTCACTAGCTTCATGTGTGAAAAAATAATTAATAGACTTTAATTTACCGTCTACTACAAAATAACTGCTAGGATGAAGCGACATTTTATACCAATTTAACTGTTTGTGGGCATTCATAATATCTAGCATTTGTTCACGCCAATCAGGTACTATACTATCATAATTTTCAGTCAATGTACCCGCACGATCCCAGAAGTCTCTCCCGTCAATAGCTAAGTATAGCTTACGATTAGTCTCGTCAATCTCTAAAATCTCAGGAACATAATTAGGATAACGTTCGGACATCAAAGTTAAAAACTTAACTTCACGACGCCATTTCTCATCCATTTTATCTGGATCTACCACTTCATTCTTTCCGTAATGATATTCAGTGTCATTATAATACCACTGGACAAACGTCTTTTCATCTTCACTGATTAAACTTGTATATATTAAGTTGTTACGGAACTTCTTGCCGTCAGGCATATTATTGTAGTAATATTCATATTTCATCGAAATATTTATACCCCTATACCGAGACTAGATAAATATATGGATGATTAAAGGTATAAATAATATTCCCTATATTGACCTAGAGCCATATATTGACATGGATACATTTAACAAATTGCAGCCTGAAATCTATCGCGGATTCAGTGAAGCTAGAATGTATGCAAAAGAGGGAACCTGGACAAACTATGGGTTCGATATTAATAGTTCTAGTTATATTCATAATTGGAAAACAATCGGGCAAGCAATACAAGAATTTCTAAACTTACCAGACGATGATCCCATAAAAATGGGCGGCATCGATTTATACCGTGACTTTAAAAACTTCACAGTTCGCAATAAATTCACACGATATGTCAAGATGGCTATGGGCGCATATGACCCTTATATCTATTATTATCTATGGGAAGAAGGGTCTTGGAACGATAGAACAGCACCCCGTAAACTAACCCCTGAAGCAGAATATTTTCCTAATACAGTTAAATGGGTTGAGAACATGATTACTCAAGGAATATTTGAACATATCGGTCGTGTTATATTCTTTCATTGTGAAGCAGATGGTATCCCGTTCGAGCATAGAGATTTGGACGCTAAAAATGGTATATTAAAGGATCACGAATATACCAATCATCGTAATGAGTTTATTCATATCAGACCCAATACTAAGAAAGCGTTTTATATCTGGGATCCAGAAACCATGAATAAAACATATCTGAACACACGGGCAGCATGGTGGAATGACCAAGACTGGCACGGTGGCGAAACTATTATGGAACAGAGTTATAGTCTACGCATAGACGGGAAGTTCACAGAAGAATTCCGCACAAAGCTCGGTATTAATAATTTAGAAAGTTATTAATGTTAATCTACCCTGAAACATACAGTGATATACATATATCACGTAATAGCATTAGTCCTGTATGGTCTAAGAAAACTGAAGAATTATTAGATGATGTTCTACACGGAAGATATAATTGTGATTTTCGTGATGAAATGTATAATCCTAAATTTTTCGAAAAAGCACTGACAAAAGATGTGTTTAACGCATTTAAACGCACTTTTTTAGACCAAATTAACAGTAGTAAGTACAATTCCTTCAAAAACTTAGAAAAATGCAAATTTGTGGATATTACGCTTGGTTGTACACAATATATCGATAACCTCTATATTTTGCATGGAAAACAGAATATTCAAGTTTTGCAAGGAGAATACAAATATCATCAACGAATGTATGTTAATGGGACTGAAGCAAGTATCGTAACCCCCGAAACGCTGATACCCGGAAAACATCTGATAATCAGTTATCCGTTTGCCAGTATCGGAAAGCCCTATCCTGACATATATAGTCTATTTGAAAAGTGCTTGCAGTTGGATATTCCAGTACATATGGATTGTGCGTGGGCTACCGCATGTAGAGATTTAGAATTTGACTTTAGCCATCCTGCAGTTCACACAGTTGGGTTCAGTATGAGCAAGGGTTATGGAACCAGCTTCACACGCATTGGTATTAGATTAAGCAAAGATAAACCGCAAGACAGTTTAAGCGTACAGAACGATTATGGAATATTAATCGGCCCGGCTGTAGCTATCGGTAATCACTTCTTAAAACATATTAATATGGACCACACATGGGATGTCCACGGGGATAATTATTATCGTATTTGCAAAGATTTTAATCTACAGCCCACTAACGGGATACAGGCTGCATTGAAAGAAATAGACGGGGAGTTGGTAACAGTAGGAGTTAATCCTCTATTACGCTTCTTAGAGCATAATCCTAATTATATCCAAGAAAATTAAACTGTAATTTAGGACTCAATCCAAAGTTACTACTAGCATGCCAGTCTGTATAGTTATCCCAACGATAGACATTACCTTGTGCTTGGGATACTAAGTAATCGTCTTTAATCATAGTGACTTGCCCAAGTTTAGGCTTATTCATATGACAAGTGTATCTGACTAAATGGCCCAACTTTAAATATTCGTCAATGTGGTCGTCATAGTCTGTATGGTATCCTACATAGTGTCCCGGATTAACTCTGCTAATCCATGCTCTAGCTGGTTTTGCCCCGACGAAATCACTGAAAATATCTATTATTTTTGAATCAAAATCAATGTCTGGATAATAATTAATCCACAACATACTGTCTAAATTGAGATTATTATCAGTCCATAATTTAACTAATTCACGCATTTGTTCATTACGTTCAAATGTCCCATTACTCACAGATAAATGTCTACCCGGCTTATCTTTGATAGATTCTATTACACTATCCCAGTCAATCAATTCTCCGGTATTACCGTATAGTTTAGTCATTGAATAACTCTTTGTGTAAGTGGTTCAGTGAACCTATAGGCCAGTCAGCATCACTGTCTAATGTTTGCTTGAATATTGACAATAAGTTAAGTCTATTGTCTGTGACTTCTTTTAAAAATCTATCCATGTTATTACTCATTACTATACTTTTAAGGTATGTAAAGTCTATTGTAGGATCAGACAACGGAACTACACCATAGAAATCATAGTGCTTCATAATGCCATTTTCTATGAAAAAACTATGCGGGTGAATGGTTATATTAATAAAGCCCATATTGTACATATCACAGACAATATTAGACAACTGTTGTTCCCAATCCGGGCATAATTCGTCTAAGTTATACTTCCCGAACAAGTTTGTATTACAGTTGTGTCCGGGATATTGTATGTATATTCTTTGATTATCGTAGTCAATATCAATGACATTACTAGACCATGGCCTGTCTTTGAATAACTTCAAATAGTGTACTTGTTGATTGAAAAAGTAAGTAACTGTTTCACGGGTATAGAATGGTCTTCCTTCTGGAAATCTATTCTGAACCTCAATATTCTGATATGGGTGAGTATGGTCAAATAATTGACATAGTGTGTCTCCCTCGTCATTTATTTGCGGGACATAGATTAGGTTATTCTCAATCCTAGTACTTGCCTGATAGGGCTTGTGTCTGTATATACTTGTCCAGGTCATACTAATTCTATGTTGAAATGTTCATTGCTTAATGATTTAAATTCTTCAAAAACATCAGGATCTAACGTCATATACATATCCATACCATCGTTATTGAAATCCCCGACATATCCGTCTTTTACGTTCCTGTTCAACCACGGGCTTAATATATCATCAAATATAAATCTATAATATTGTTCTGGACCTTTGGGTTTTAATACAATTTTAATTCCGTCAACAATGTCGTTTTCTACCAATAACTTTCTGACAACAAATTGTATCCTATGGGTGCGATTAAAGTTGGCAGCAGTATGTCTAGGACCAGCATTCATATTATACCAAACTGAACGGTCAGTTGTTTTGTACATTGTTTCGGTATCTAAGTTAATAAGATAACAACAGTCTCCTGTGATATTCAAATGGTATCTATCGTCAATATCACTGTGTGTTCTATACGCAGTGCCCGGATCAAGTTTAATCAATCTGGCTTCCCCGATGTTTTCGGGTAATAGTTTTAATAATCTATCCCAGATTGTGTCTTTGAATTCGTTTTTGATTACCCATTTATCATAGAAGAATCGTCCGGTTGGTTGATTCAATGTTAATTTAAAATCTACACTGGGTAATGAATTTTCTGCTTCTGTGATATACTCTGTTGGTACAACATATTGTGTGGCTGTTAACATCGAAATATTTATAAAAATACCGTTGGGATTAAATAAATCTATGTCTAAATCCTCTACCTTTTGCTTACACCCTTTTACTGGCATGGCGACCAGTGAAGATGGTGCATTAAAACCCTGTTGCCGAGCACATCCAGTTGGGTTTATACAAGATGATACACTTGAAAACATCTGGAATAATGACAATATGAAAAGAATCCGTAAACAAATGCTGAACGGAGAACGTCCCAAAGAATGTATCCCTTGTCATGTACTAGAGGATCAGGGTGTAGAATCATTGAGACAACGACATTTAAAGGGTGAGATTCCAGAAGCACGTATCAACTTATACCCGAACTGGGAACTAAAGATGAACGATGATTATTCAATGCCATTTGAATTACCTACAATGGAATTAAAGATGAATAATCTATGTAATTTAAAGTGTAGAATGTGTAGTCCAATGGACTCAACCAGCTGGAATGATTGGGATACTGTGTCCGAATATTATAAGAGAGAAAATAACTTTGTAGTCAAAACAATAGAGAAATTCAATCTTATCAATAAACCATACTTAGATAAGTTTGAAGATAATCCTAACTGGTGGGATAGCTTTGAGAAACTATTACCATACTTCCGTCGAGTAGAATTTGCAGGTGGAGAACCACTCATGGATCCACAACACTATAAAATACTAGATATGTTGTCTAGATATGGACATCAAATAGAAATTAAATATGCGACTAATTTAAGCATGTTGGGCAAGGGTAAAAGAACGGTATTCGAATATTGGCCTAAGTTCCGTAGTGTAGCAGTTAATGTATCTATAGACGGTCTAGGAGAAGCATATGAATATATCAGAGGAAACGCTAATTGGGACGAGTTAATCAGTAATATTAAACAAATTCAATCAATACCCAACATCAGTAGGATAGTTGGAGCTACTGCTATACAAGCAAACAATGTGTTGATTTTAGATAAAATAATTGAATATTTCTTAAATGATATAGGAATATTGTTTTGGAGTAATTTCGTAAGATACCCAAACGTACTGTCTTGTCAAGTATTGCCCGTAGAACTAAAACAAGTTGTGACCGAGCGATTATTAAATGTCAAAGAACGAGTACATGGATTTGATTATATCGTCAAAAACCCAAAGTATTTGACACCCACACTCAATCACATAGATAATATCATTAGTTTTATTCATGGTGAAGATCACTCACATTTATTCCAGGATTTCTTAGACTTTAATAAGAAGTTAGATACAAGCAGAAATCAAGGTCCAATAGACAATATATTCCCAGATTTTAAACCATATGTATAAAGTAGAAGGTCGATGGCCGCACCAAGATAAAATCAAAGTAGAATGGAATCTAGGGAAACGCTGTAACTATGATTGTGGTTATTGCCCTGCAATAATACACGACAATTTCAGCCCACATACTGATATTGAAATATTAAAGAAAACAGTAGATAAACTCTGTACATTGGGTAAGCCAATTAGATTAAGTCTGACTGGTGGCGAGCCATGCGTACACCCAGACATAGAACAACTGATACGATATATCAAAGAAAAGAACATATGGCTCAGTATTACTACTAATGGGACTAGAAAACCATTGTGGTACGAAATGCAACAAGTAGACCAATATGTATTCAGTTTGCACTTCGAATATGATTGGCCTACGATACTATATACAATCAAATCTGTAACAGAGAATTCTAATGGAATCCATACATTAGTGAATGTAATGTGCCATCATGATAAAATGAAAGATGTTAGGACCGCAACTAATATTTTAATGGCTAATGGAATTAGATTTAATCTTCGCCGTGTTCGATGGACCGAAGGTGACCATGATTTGTTTGATGATATGCGGTACGACCAGAACGATTTAGATTGGATACTCAAACATAACAGCACAGTAGAACCTAATACTATTATTCATAGTAAAATAAGTGACGGCGATGAAATGAAATACTATCACGCTAACGATATTATTAAATTACATTTAAATCAATACAAGGATTGGATCTGTCACGCAGGATTAGAAAGTCTAATGATTAATTGGGACGGGGAAGTACATCGTGCGACTTGCAGAGTGGGCGGATCGTTGGGTAATATATACAATGGAACATTTAATGTCCCTACTGAATCTGTAACCTGTACTAGAAATTATTGTACGTGTGCAGCCGATATCCCATTGACAAAATATGAAAAAAACAATAGCAATTAAACCCATACAAACTGGACCTATGATGGTCACCTGGGATTTAGGAAGACGCTGTAATTATGATTGTAGTTACTGTGAAGACCTGCATCATAATAATTATAGCCGCCACCGTACTGTAGACGAATTAAAACACGCATTGGATTTTATCAAAGAATATATTGACATTTACAACAGTAGTAGAACAAATCATTTTGAAACACATTTGAACTTCACGGGCGGAGAACCGACTGTAAATCCTAATTTCTGGGATTTAGTTGATTATGTCAAACAAGTAGCACCTAAATTCAAGTTATCATTGACAACCAACGGTACTTGGCACTCAAAACATATCGATAAAATCATTGATAATTTCATGGGTGTCACGGTCAGCTATCACACAGAAGCCGATATTACATTAAAAAAGCAAGTATTAGAAAACATTTATAGATTAAATGATTCTGGTATATGGGTACAAGTTAATTTAATGATGCACGTAGACCACTGGGACGAATGTGTAGAAGTATATCATCAGCTTAAAGAGAAAAATGTATTGGTTAAATTGCGCCCGATCGGTGATGGGAATATGACAAGAACGGGTTGGTTTATAGACAATGACGGTAATACCCGTAGAACCAGTCATCAATACACAGTAGAACAACAAGAATGGTTCTGGCGTGAGACTGGTATAGATTTAAAGCCCAAAGAAAAAACAGAAGGTACTCAGCTAGGTAGGCAGTGTTGCGGCAATCGTCCATTGTGCGGCAATGTAGACGGAGAGTGGGAAAACGTTAAAATGGTTAACACTGAATTCAAAGACTGGTACTGCATGGTCGATTGGTATTTCCTACACATAGACCAAGAAACTGAATTGGTCTATCATCATCAAACATGTCAAGCGACACACGGGAAGAAGCGAGGAAGTATTGGTTCACTGTCCAATACTAAAGAGATATTAGATAACACACGTGATAGATTAAATCAGGATATTATAGATCCGATTATATGCCCCAATCAACGTTGCGGGTGCGGAATGTGTGTACCCAAAGCGAAATCTAAGTCAGATTTTGATGAATTATTTACCGCATGTAGATAAACACACGGGTAGTTGTTTGTAATATTCGTTCCAAAATTCTTGCCATAGATTATTACTAACAATAGATTCTATTGTATTTTCTAGGGTATTAGTATTAATTGTTAAGTTTTTGATAATATTCTTACTGTCAACCGTGAAGTTTGTATTGTGTACTTTTAACGGGATAGTAGCGGTGTAGCAACACGGCCATAACAATCCCTGACTATCTATATAGATTGAATTGTCTTTTATTGCTTTGCATTCAACGTTGCGCCCACTTAAAACTGTCTTGTAATTGTCGCTGTCATTGCGACTTATAAATTTAATCGGTTGATTATTGGGCTGCTCTAAATTATACAATACGTTTCCCTGTTTATCTAACACAGGATAATATTCACTATCTACAAAACGTATGGTATCTTTGACATTAAAATTCTTAAACTTCAGTTGGTCAGCAATACTTCTAGCTTCATCTACTTGATGTTCGTTGTGTTTAAATCTAATAAAATGCCAATCAGCTATCCCACCGTTCTCTATGAAAGTTTTAGCATTGCGTAAGATTTTATCATAATCAGTGCCTATTCTATAGATAGAATGTGTGTCGGATAACCCATCTATTCCGAAATGAACTGTATGATTTGTGGGCATTATTTTAGCTAGATTCTGCCACCATTCAACGTCACGGAATGATCCGTTAGTATGTAAATCAATATGGATATTAGGGTCGATAGAAATAGTATATTCTATCATTTCAACAATGTGTTTATTTGCTAATGGGTCACCTGCATTTCCGCAGAATATGATAGAATTTAATTGTTTTATAAAGTCTACGGGAAGAATTTGTATAAACTGTTCTACTGACAGGTTATTTTCTACTAACAATGGGTTAGGTAAACCCCCGTTGATATTTCGTATGCACTGCGGGCAACTCGCTTGGCAATGACTGGATATTTCTATATGTAGTTGACGAATATCACTGTAGTTATACACTTTTTGATCCGATAATCATGTAACGATTATACTGTGGTAGTCGTAGTGTACCTACGTATTTGCGTGTAAGATGACATTGAGTTTCAAATTCATCTATATCTTTGCTGGTACGAATATGTTCGGGAATATTATAATCATTTCCCTGAGTTACAACCAATGCGTTTGCAGGGGTATTTTCTAACCACTTATCATATTGTTCTTGTGTGATATGTTCGCAACTTGTGTTAATCACAATATCAGCAGGGTAATCACGTAATTCAGACATATCAGCCGTGATACTGTCAAACCTTCCTTGATTGTATTCGATACGATTCATTTCAACACTGATATGTTGAACATGTGGGTCAATGTCAACACTGCGAATACTTTTAATGTTTAGTTTACTCTGAAATAACATACTTGCTAATACTCCCACCCAGCCACCGTGAATCTCAATCGTGAGTGGTTTCTCGTTAGGTGTTATTTTAAATATGTTCTCTAAGTTTTCAATAAGCCATTCTTTAGATTTGACTTGTCCACCCCAGAATGCGTCTAATGTACGCATAGGATTGTTACTAACCCTAATAGCATTCATCCAGTGGTGTAAGTGTTCTGTGTCTATATTCATATGTTGCTTTTATTTTCGTACATGGTTTTCATCCATGTATTATCGTTGATTTTTACCAACATGTCAATATTGTTCTTGTTCTTGTCTGCGTATTCTTTGCCCGCTTTAGCACCCTTAATCGCATAAGTTCCAAAAGGTTTATCCATTCCCATTGTACACCAGATGTTTAGTTGTTGTTCTTTGTCACGTGAGTGTTTGATAGATAATTGGTATGATAGTTTTACAGCTTCCCTAAACCCTGTAACGTATGCGGTATAGTTATCTGTTAACTCTACTTTGTTGCTTAATAGTACTATGGTTTCCCCCTCAATCGGGATTACTGTATCAGTATTCATTCTAAGAATAGCAGGTCTGCATAATAGTTTGACCCCGTCTGTGATAGCAGGGTTTATGTTATTTTTGCTTACCCATAATCTGTTTTTTGCTGGACCGTAAAAGTCAATCTTATAGTCAAATTCAAAGTTGTCACTGATAATAGAGTTATCCTCTATCAGATAGAAATAGTCAGTGGTACTAACTTTTGCCGCATCGATATACATCTGATGTAGATTATCATTGTATACACGTTTTGTATCCGGAAAACGTTTAAGTATGTCATTATAACAAACATCATTTTTACCTGCAAACACAATGTCGTATGGTTTGTTGTATTTGTATTTGACAAAGGCTTCTGGACTACGTGATACAGCTGGGATCGTTTCTCTGTAGTTTTCACTTTCACCGATAGACAATACATCTGTGATGTTGTTGTCTTTGGTTAGTTCTTGTATGAGTTTACCTAATCTATTCGCTTCACTTAAGATATCAGTTCTCTTTTCAAAATCAAGAAACATGTTGTTGAGATAATCAAAATCACATACCTTTTTAGTATCCCACTTGGATAATGCTAAGTAGCAACCCAATCTAGCACCGTGTATAGCCCATAATCCATTTCTAGCATCTAGACCCACGTGCATCCAACGCCATAGTCTGTCATAGTTACGCCAATCGTTGATTGCTAATGTAAGTTTGACTCCCTCCCTGAAACCCGCACGCCATGCTTGTAACGGGGTGTAATTGATATTCAGTTGACTAGCAGCATGGTTGAGTTCTAGATAATTTTCTAAATTAAAATCTATACTATTTGGATCATCACTGTTTTCATGGGTATTCATGTTACGTAATACTTCTACTGGCCATATCTTTATGCCACCGTTCCCATAAGAATTACCATTGATAACATTATATCCGCTATAGCTTACAACATGTTTGGACATGTCATATGTGTCTAATATGTTTATGTCTGCTAAGAAGGATGTGTCTTCAATATAGTTGTCCCCGTCGATGATAACTACGTGACTGTGTTCTGGTACCAATTCAGCAATCTTCTTATGTGCAGTATCAGAACCTTTCATACCGTGCAATGGTATGACATTTGGGATTAACTCTTGTACACATTGATAAAGTTCCTTATAGTTAGGTTCGTCATAACTTAAAAAGACAACAGGAAAGGTAGAGGGTTTGAAGATCATAACATATTTATTTCAAATTCTAATAGAATATAAATACCATAATGCACAAAATTATATCCCGTCCCCCGCACGATGATTTTTCGATGGAATTGTTTAATCAATTATACAAGGATCGCAAAAAATACAAATTAGAAAACGCACATTTCACTTATCTTTGGTCAGCATCTGTGTGTATGGATGACTCATTGGTATATAAAGTACCATTGGACAAAGTAGACATATTTGATAACCTTTTCAATTCATTCTTTAAGATATATGCTAGCCAAATGGCTGGGGTTGGTAAATTCTTTAACACTAAAAAAGACATGTTCAACTTGTTCATACGAGGAATAGGGGACGAAAAGGAAAAAGCATTAGTCAAGAGAAATTTTATGGAAGTAAGAGATAAATTTTATCTTGCATATGATACATTACAAAATATAGTATCAGATAAACCAGAACTAGAAATGTATTTTGAAAATTCTATAGAATCAAAGAATATGTCAGTATTCTTTATAAAGGATCATTTTAGAATTAGAATCACAGACGCATGGACCAATCCCGTACCAGAAATTTCTGAATACTTATCTAATATGTGTGAGAGTTACCCGGATAAGAAATTTGTCATAGTAACCTCACTTGAAAATTTAGATAAAGAAATCAATCAACCCAATGTCATTATAATCCCTATGGGAGGGGACATAACCAATCAGTATATTCAGCGACACGATAGAATACCAGTGACTGAAAAGAATATGGAATCTGAGAAATATTATATTGCGTTAAACAGAGGACCAAGAGCACACCGAATATACACAGTATCAGCATTGTATGGGTATGAGATAGAACAATATGGTCATATAACATATCTAAGCACGAAACCAAAAAACACCGAACTAAAAGATTATATAGGTTTTAGTAGTAACGATGAATTACACGACATAGCACAATATGGCTATTCTAGGTTTATAAGTATCGCACCGGATAGTCCTACATCATCGATGAACATATACAAGAATATGGACAACGATAACATATTCAACTATAACAATTGTTTAGTAGATTTGTATAAGAATAGTTTTGTTGAGATAGTATCAGAAACCAGTTATAACGAACTAAGTTTCAATGTCACAGAAAAAATACAAAATTGTATATATGGTGCTAACTTCCCATTGATTGTTTCTAGTCCTGGGTATGTAGAATTTATGCGACAAATGGGAATAGATATGTTTGACGATATCATAGACCATTCATACGACAAAGAACCCAATCCAGCAAAACGTATTCATAAAATGATAACTGACAATATTGAGTTATTGACTACCGACAAAGCCAAACGATTGTGGGTGGAAAATAAGCATAGGTTTATACAGAACCAAGACTATATGAACGATAAATTTTATGATATGTACACTGAAAGATTTTGGAATGCAGTCAGTGATATTACAAATCTAAAATCTAAAATTACTATTAACAAAGTATCTATGAATTACTATTTTTTATTTCGACCACTTTTCCCTCACCGTTATGGTATAATACAAGTATCGACATTGTTGAAAGTGCATTTATCTAACTTTATAGATTACACTGAGTTTTCATCATGGTTTAAAACATCAGAATTTAGCACGACTATGGAAAACGTCAATCAAATATTCGACTTAGGGAACACACCTGAATTCAAAACGATATCACTGATAATGAATCCGTATGCTAAGATGTTTGTCTGTTATTTGCAAGAGTTAAGAGAAACGAATCCAGGGATCGAATTAGATACAGTTGAGCAAATAAGAATACATGCGTCTATGGAAGGGTTTAGTGAGTTTTTAAATGTAGCAGTTAAACGAGATATAGAAATCTATAAAATGAATGTAGTTGAACAGACAGAACTTGATTCTGTAAAACCATCACATGTATTGCGTATTGAAAATTTAGCTGAGGATTTAAAAAGTATCTCGGAACTTAGTAACATAGATACAAATTTGATCGATGATGTATATCCTATATTATCAATATACCAAGAATTTTATACTGACGAAGCTAAAGAGTATGTAGGACATCTATATGCAAAAGATTTGGCACGTTATGGTTATAGTTTTTAATAACAATCAATGATATCAGGAAAAACTTTACGCCAATCTAGACCGCGCAACTTGTCTATCTTTTCAACATAGTTAAACATATGATGATGGTTTTTCCAATAATCTAAATCTTTAAGAACCTTAGCCAGATCGTGGTCCTCGCCATATTTCTTTAGAATCTTTTCACGTAGTTTAGGGCTTGTGTATCTCAAATCCATATCACCCATACAAGGATTAGGTCTAGGTTTAGCATCTAATGTACGCAGCCTATTGTAAATCCCTACATTGTCGTAAAGCCAATTGTGTAACTCATCGTAATAATAGATATTAAATGGACTCAATGTAGCATTGACGTGTAATCCAACATTAGTTTCGTTTAATAGTCGAATAAGATTATGGCTACATTGGTCCCACTTAAGTGGCCATCTTAAATAGTCAAAACGTTCGCCTATATCATCAAAACTAACACCGTATACAATTAGTTTGTAGTTTTTCCAATGCTCTAGTACTTCTTTATTTGGATAGATGCTTCCATTAGTTTGATATCGCAATGTTACTTGGCTTAGGTCAGGATGTACCTCGTCTAATAGTCTTAGCATCTTTATGTGTGATTTGGTATAGAAAGGTTCTCCGCCTAGAATAAAAATGTTTCTTAGTTTGTCTAGTTTGAGTAATGATGTAAGTTTCGCAAATAATACATCACTTACATCATTTGCATCTTCAGGTAACGTAATTTTGTACTTCATTTCTGCCATTATTCGTTCAACTCGATTGTTCAGTTTGAACTGAATAGGACTCTTGTGTAGTGTTATATTATGTTCTTCTTCAAACTTTTGCCATGTAGTACTACAATAGCTACCGCAACTCATACACGCCGCGTTGCATTTAGTATCAAAACTCAGTTCTAAATTTACAACATCACCATCTATGCTGTTCTCAGGAATCCAATTCATTGACTGTATCCTAGGACGCAGCATGTCTACCCCAGTTTCTTCTAATTGCTTACAACTATTACATTCAGGTATCCAACCAGTAGCATTCCTAGCGTACTCCATCTCACGTTGCCAAGTTTCAGTATCATACATATTGACACGTTTAGAATAGAAACAGCAGGGACTCCAGTACAAAGTGTCATCATGCACATTGATTTTATAACCGTTACTTAATTGTCTACAGAATTGATTTGCCATGCTATATTTATAATCTAAATATACGATGTTAAACAAACCTAGTGTAGCTATATTAGTTGACTGTTGGGACTCTGGACTCAGAGGTAGAGATATTTTTCACAACATCATTCAATTTTTAGAACAGAATAAGTTTATAGAATATATTGTACTAGCTTCTTATGAGTGCGTTTTAGATGACCCTACAAAAATATGGTACACGAACTACTATAAAGAATTCTGGGCGCTTACGCAAGATGAGAAATTGAAGGAAATGTTTGTACTAAGGAAAAAACTTGAAAAAGAGCTACCAAAAGAGTTGTTCAAGTACACAGAACCATCTATATTGAACTTCATGGATAAATCCAAAGTTCAAATTAGTTTAACTTCTTTGGAAGAATTTGAATACTATTTGTCTATACACCCTGATATAAAGAACGTTTTTGTTTTAGGGGAAGCATGGGATGGGTGCGTCAGAGACAGACCACTGGGATACAAGAGCTTGACAAAAATTCAAAATGTGTCTATACTAACGAAAAATGATTGTGTAAAGACTATAGATGGCATCTTCCCGGACATGTCGCTAGAAAGTGATTGGGAAGAGGTTTCAGACGGAATCTACATTTTGGGTAACAAAGTTCAAAAAAGTTGTTGACAAATATCTGAACCTGCTATACAATACACGCATCGAAACAAAAAAGTGAAGAAAAACACTATTAAATTGAAGAAATTTTTAACCAGGACTAAATAAAAGACTATGAAAAACTTTAACTGTCAAACGCTGAACAATATAGCAATGTGGTCATTATCACATACGCCAGTGTCAGCCTTTGCGGGGAAAGATCAACAACCTAGTATTCGCGGCTCAGAGTATAATGATCCAAGAACACCAGGGAGTTTCATAGTAGGAGTAGGTACAGAGTAACCGAAACTAAACAAGTTTTATGAAACCCCTGGGATACTGAAAAGGTCTCAGGGGTTTTTGCTTATGTAGCATAAAAACAACAAGGAGTTTGACAAGAATTGAAAGAAAGATTACAATCTGGCACTTCTGACAAACAAGATTGGAAACAATATGTGTTTATGTCAGAAAAGCAAAGAAAAGAATTGATTGACGAAAAGGTCAATCGTGCAGTGAAATTTGTAGCATTAGCTAAGAAAAAGTAACAGCAAACGTGAATAGGCAACGAGAGCCGTAATACAGCGTTAAGTGTATAGAATGGGCGGACTGTAGGATGAAGCTACATTTGTGTAGTGAAAAATTACAGGCTAGGGTATAGCTCTAGCATAGTATCGCAAGATACTATTCATTAGTATACTAAGACGAACAATCCATTTTCCTTCTGACGGGAACTGCTTAGGTACTAATGAATAGTATTTGTTGGCGCATAGTGTAACGGAAACACAACGGGCTTTGAACTCGTTATCCTTGGTTCAACTCCAAGTGCGCCTGCCAAGAATAATGCGTGGTTAGTTTAACGGTAAAATCAAACGTTGCCAACGTTTAGTCAAGGGTTCGACTCCCTTACCCCGCACCAATTATATACTGGGTTCGTCTATCGGTTTAGGACGGTGGCCTTTCAAGTCGCAAAGACGGGTTCGATTCCCGTACTCAGTACCACAATTTGGGGGCAGTAGCGGGCTACGGGTGATCCTTGCAAGATTGCTG